ACTCGCCATCGCCTTCGGCATCGTGTTTCTGATCGGCTTCTGCTTCGCGCTGATGAAGAAGCGGCTGTGATGGAGCAGTACGACCAGCACGTTATAGCGTGGCGGATACAACGCTACTACGTGCTGGTGGATCAGTCCGCGAAGCTGTGGGCGCTGTATCTGAATGGATGGCGACCATGACTGACATCGTCGACATCTCTGTCCCTCAACGCAGCTGGTCGCCGCGGCCGCATCAGCAGCGGCTGTGGAATTACTTGATCCGTGGCGGCAAGCGCGCGGTGGCGGTGTGGCACCGACGTGCGGGTAAGGACGAGATAGCATTGCACGCTACTGCGGTCGCCGCGATAGGCGATCGTGTCGGCTCGTACTGGCATATGCTTCCAGAATTTGCACAAGGACGTAAAGCAATCTGGGACGCGGTTAATCCACATACAGGACGGAGACGCATTGATGAGGCTTTTCCACAAGAAGCCAGAGACACCACGCGAGAGCACGACATGTTCATCCGTTTCCGTAACGGATCAACGTGGCAAGTCGTTGGCTCCGACAGCGTCACGTCAGGTGGCGGCATTGGATCATCTACCGCAGGCATCGTCTTTTCAGAGTACGCGCTCGCAAATCCGTCGGCATGGGGTTACTACCGGCCCATTTTGGAGGAAAACAAGGGCTGGGCGTGCTGGATCTCTACTCCCCGAGGACGCAATCATCTACTTCAGCTCTACCAGCACGCCACCCGGACAAGAGGCTGGTTCTCCGAGATCCTCACCGTCGACGATACGTCTGCTCTCTCACACCAAGCTGTTGCCGAAGCCCTGAGCGAGTATCAATCGCTCTACGGCGAGGACGCGGGCACGGCGATGTTCGAGCAGGAAATGATGTGTTCATTTAATGCAGCCTTGCTGGGCACGTTTTACGGCAGAGAGATGCACGACGTGCGCAGCGAGGGCCGCATCCTCGACGTCGAGGCGATCGAGGACAGGCCGGTGCAGACCTGCTGGGATCTCGGCGTCGGTGACGACACGTCGATCTGGTGGTTTCAGAGCCAAGGCGCGCAGCTGGTGCTGCTCGATCACTACGCCGCATCGGGCCACGGCCTCGAACACTACCTCGAACAGATCGAGAAGCGCGAGAAGCTATATGGCTGGAAGCGCGGCAGCGCCTACGTGCCGCACGACGCCAAGGTGAAGGAATGGGGATCAGGGAGGACGCGCGTTGAAACCATGTCAGCACTTGGCCTTAAACCTGTCCTCGTTCCTCTCGCAACCATCGATGACGGTATTAACGCCGTACGACGAACGCTCCCTCTATGTGTGTTTCACCCGCGCACTGAGGATGGTGGCATCAGCGCGCTCGAACAGTATCGAAGGGAATGGGACGACGATAAAAAGTGCTTCACCCCAAAACCACTGCACGACTGGTCATCCAACCCAGCTGACGCTTTTCGATATTTGAGCCAGAGCTGGCGCCCGGCGCCGCTCAAGATCGTCAGGCAGCCGATACAGAGTGGCTGGCGCATTCCGCCGCCAAACGAAAGCCGCCGCGGAGGGCTGTTGCTGTGATGTATTTCAAGAAACGCGCCGCGGTGCGCCTGCGCAAGGCGTCGCGCAGGATCGTCAACGCGCAGGCGCGCGGCAACGCCGTTGTCGTGCTGACCGGCGCGCTGACCGAGGCGATCTGGCGCGAGGGCGGGGCCAGTGACGACGCGCTCGCCACCGCCGAGATCGTCTACCACGCCATTGTCCGCGACCTTAACGACTGGTTTGCGCTGACGAACAAGGCCGATCGCAAGATCGTGCCGTTCCGGCGCAAGTCGAAATATCTGCGGAAGGTGGCGAAATGACCGAGGCGCAGTGTGACATGGCCTTCAAGCTGGTCTCCGAGCTGTCGATCTACGCCAAGGCGTCGGACCAGTACGGCAACGCGCGGATGGCCGCCTGCATGCGCAACGCGGCGTCGTTGCTGGCGAAGATGCTGGAGGAAGCCGAGGCGTTGACGCCGAAGAAGGAGCCGACCGATGGCTGACACCGACAGCGATGACGTCCGGCACGACGATCTGGAGTTCGACCCGGATGTCCAGCCCGCCAAGAAAAGCAAGGCGTGGCTCAATCGTCTGGAGGAGAGCGAGGACGCGTTCGAGCGTTGGCACGATCACTGCGACAACATTGACAAGGTCTATGCGAGCCTTGAGCGCCTCGCCACCAACGCCACAAGCGGACGCGCGATCAGAGATCGCGAGTTCGCGATGTTCTGGGCCAACTGCGAAGTGATCAAGCCGACGATCTACGCCAGCGCGCCGGTGCCGGTGGTGACGCCGAAATTTAAGGACAGGAGACCGGTGTATCAGGCCGCCAGCGAAGTGATGGAGCGTTGCTGCGTGGTCGCCTTCGACCTGATCCGCATCGACGACCTGATGAAGCTGGTGCGCGATGACTTGGCTCTGATCGGCCGCGGCGTGCCGTGGTGCAGATACGAGAGCAAGGGCGAGGGCCACTACGCCTCCGAGCGCGTCTGCATCGATTTCAAGGGACGCCGCGACTTTCTGCATTCCCTCTCTGCCAACTGGAGGGAAGTCACGTGGGTCGCGGCCGCCTCCTACCTGACGCGCAGCGAGGCGCGCAAGCGGTTTCGCAAGCACTCAGGCGACACCTATCAACAGGCCGAGTACAAGGTTGACAAGGAAGCAAAGGAAATCGGCGGCGGCGACAACCGCGAGCGCGCAAAATTCTGGGAGATCTGGAGCAAGGGTGACAAGAAAGTCATCTGGGTCGCGCACGGCTGCGAGGACATCCTCGACGAGGCCGACCCGCATCTGGAGCTGCAGAACTATTTCCCGTGTCCACGGCCTGCGTATGGCACGCTGCAGCGTGGCAGCCTCGTGCCCGTGCCCGACGTGATGCAGTACAAGGACCAGCTCGATGAAATAAACCTTCTGACCGGCCGCATCCACGCCTTGAGCGACGCGCTGGAGGCCAAGGGCTTCTACCCAGCTGGAGGAGCGGAGTTGGCCGAGGCGGTGCAGGCCGCGGTAACGACGCACACGTCCGGCCGCATGCTGGTGCCGATCTCGAACTGGGCGGCGTTCGGTGGCACCAAGGAGATCATCGTCTGGATCCCGATCGACATGATCGCATCGACCATCACCGCGCTGGTGATGCTGCGAAAACAGATCATCGAGGACATCTACCAGATCACCGGCATGGCCGACATCATGCGCGGCGACACCGATCCGAACGAGACATTGGGCGCGCAGCAGCTCAAGAACCAGTACGGCACCACGCGGATAAGAGACAAACAAAGCGAGCTGGTCCGCGTCGCGCGCGATCTGGTCGAGATCGCATCCGAGATCATCACCGAGAAGTTCGATGATGTGACGATCGTCGAGATGTCGCAGACGCAACTACGTACACAGTCGATGGTCGAGAAGGACGTCGAACAGGTCACGCAGCAGCTGCAGCAGATCCAGAGCCAAGCGATGCAGCAGATCCGAGAGGCCAAGCAGCAGCCGCAACAGCAACTGCCGCCACCGCAAAACGGTTCGGGCGCACCGCCGTCTGCTGTCCCCGGTGCTTCCGGTGCTGCGCCGGGTCAGCCTCCAAGTGATCCGGCGCAGCAGATTATCCAGCAGGCGCAAGCCGCGATGCAGCAGGGCATGACGCAGCTCCAGCAGCTGCAGAACGAGGTCACGATCGAGCAGGTGCTGTATTTCCTGAAGGACACGCGTGCGAAGTCGTTCACGCTCGACATCGAGACCGACAGCACCATCATGGCGGATGAGGACGCCGAAAAGCAGCGGCGTACGGAGTTCACGCAGGTGCTCGGCGGGCTGCTGCCGCAACTCGCGCAAATGATCCAAGCCGACCCCAAGACCGCGCAATTTTGTGGTGAAGTGTTAAAATTCGCCACCGCGCCGTTCCGCGCCGGTCGCAGCTTGGATGGCGCGATCGACGATCTGGTCGAGCAGATGAAGGACAAGGCGAACCAGCCGCAGGCCACCGATCCGGCGACGCAACAGGCGCAAACCGCGCTGCAGATCGAGCAGATGAAGCAGCAGACCGCGCGAGAAAAGAACGAGATGGAAAGGCAGATCGAGCAGGCCAAGCTGGATCTGGCTGATCGCCACAAGCAGTGGGAGTTAGCTACGCAACGCCAGATCGCGCAGATGAAAGTGCAGGGCGAAGGTCAGGAGCAACAGGTCGACATGGCGGTGCAGGGCCAGAAGATGCAGGAGAGCCGCGAGGCGCACCAGATGACGCTGCAGAAGGCGCAGATCGACATGCAGACCGCGCAGCAGAAGGCGGCGCTGATGCAGAGCCAGCACGCCATGAAGCAGCAGGACATGGCGGCACGGCAGGGCGAGCGGCAGGAGGCGATGCGGATGCGGCAGATGACGCAGCGGCCACCGGGAGCGATCTGATGCCACTGGGCGATCTCGCGCGCGACGACGAGTATGGCTTCGACCCGATGACGGGCGCGCCGATCGGCGCGCCGCAAGTCGCGCCGCCCAAAGTCACCGACTACGGGCAGGCCGATCTGCAACCTTTTGCGATGGGTGCGATTGCGCAACAGCGCGCCTACCAGCCGACCGATGCGCGCGGCACCGATCTGTGGGGCTACCAGACCGCAGGCGGCATGATCACGCCGCAGGATGTTGACAAGGCGACAAGCACGGCACTGGCGTTCTCGGGAGGTGGGCTGACGTTTGGCGGTAAGCTGGCCAAGACGGCCGATCTGGGCGCACTTAAACTGGCCGAGGACATGGCCGGGCGCAACGCGTCCCAGTACAAGATACGGCAGGCCACCGGCTGGTTTCAGGGACCGGACGCCCAGTGGCGTTTTGAAATACCAGACACCGCGAGCAAATGGCGCGATACGCCGGATCAGTTCACCAACGTATCGCCTGCAGGCACACGTTCGCACTATGGCACCGCCGCGCTCGGCGACGTATTCGAGCATCCCGAGCTATACGCGGCCTATCCGCAGCTCGCCGAGGCGGACCTCAACATCAGCCACGGCACAGGCGGCATGAAGGGCAGCTATCAGGCAGGCGGCGAAGGCAGCCCGCCTACGTTGACAGTAGGCGCGCGAGATCCGGCTGGCATGCGCTCGACACTGCTGCACGAAATGCAGCACGGTATTCAGGACATCGAAGGCTTTGCCACCGGCGGAAACACGTTTGGCCTGACCACCAAGTCGCCGGGCTGGGGTCTCTATCAAGAGCGGCTCAAGGCGATCCAGACGCCTGCGACCGAGAAGTACCTGACGGAAAGCGGCGTGTTCGGTCCTGAGTATAGCTACGCAGACTATCTGAAAGAGCACCAGAAGATCATGCGCGACCCGGAGCGCATGCGGATGCTAGATCGTTCCGCGCAGGATTACGCGGTGCAGGAAGGCTACAAGCGGCTCGCTGGCGAGGTTGAGGCGCGCAACGTGCAGACCCGCGCGGACTGGACGCCGGGCCGCCTGAAGAACGTGCCGCCGTGGTCGGAGACGTCGCAGGACGTTCCCTACAACAAGCAGTTCATCCGGTACCCGCGCTCCGACATCGTTGAACAGCCGCAACTGAGCAAGGACGTTCCAGCGGCTCCTGAGATGGGTTTCGGCTCGACGCCGCAGGGCACCTTCAAGAACTGGCTGCTGCGCTACGACCCGAACACCGGAGCGCCCGCCTTCGTCAACAAGTCCGGCGACACCGGCCACGCCTTCTCGACGCTGAAAACCGGCGCCAAGCCCGCGGATATGACGTTCACGGTCGCCAACGATCCCGGCTACACGCTGCCGCCGCTCGACATCGCCAAGCTGCAGAAGGAGAAGGCCGAGCTGGTGTTCGGCCCGACCGATCGCCTGCGCGGCGGCGGCGAGGTGACGCATGTCGGCGGCCAGCAGCTGGCCACGCCGGTGGCGCAGGAAGGCGGCTACAATTTCACGCCGAAGAACGCTGGCGCCGCCATACCCGGCATGCCTGCCGATGTCGATCCGCTCTATGCGGCGACAACCAGAACGGCCGCGAAAGTGCCGCAGGAGCGGGCGACCGACATCCTGAACCGCGGCGGTGTGCCTTATTATGTGCCTGTCGCGATGACGCACGGCGCGGGCGACAGCGCCAAGCAGATGGCCAATACCGTGCATCAGCTGGTGCGGCAGGCCGAGCCGAACGCGGACGCCATCGCCAAGATCAACGCGTCGATCGCGGCGAAGGGCGGCAACGCGCCGGACTTTGCCAATCGCGAGGCGTTCCAGCAATGGCTCGACAGCGGCTTGCCCGCGCGCACCGCCTTCACCAAGGGCATCGACACCAAGGAGATCCTGAAAGCCACCGGCGTCGATGTAGGACAGGCGCGGCTGGCTAACACCATGCCGGAGCTGTACCATACGCCGAGCGGCAGTGCCGGGCTGCTGGTCGGCCGGATGCGACCCGATGTCGGCGTCACCGAGCATCCGCTGCACTCTAATTACCCAATCACATGGATGGGCCAGAAGGGCGAAGCCTACCGCGCGCCGGGCAGCCTGCCGTTCTCGCTGCTGTCGCCGGACATGCACCGCGGGCTGGTGCCGAAGGTCAACCAAGGTGTCTCGGCCGCCACCACGCCAGCCATTCAGGTGATGCGCGGGCTGCCGAAAGACATTCCGCAGGTCCAACCTGTCACGCAGGAAGTGGTCGACAATTACTATGAGTGGTTTCGCCGCCACCCGAGCGGCTGGATGGCGGCAGGCGCTGCGCCGCTCGGAGCACTGGCAGCAACAGGCGACTATCAACCCGAGGAGAAAATGTAATGGCGCAATCAGCTCTGACT